TATTATGCATATAATATAATTTATATTTTTTTATTGTCAACATTTTTATAAACATTTTTATACAAATTTTTAAAAGGTGGTGATGTATTTGTCAATTAAATTGACGCTGAAACAGAAGAAATTTGCTGATGAATATATCATCAGTGGGAATGCTTATCAAAGTGCTATAAAAGCTGGATATAGTGAAAATTACGCTAAAGGTAATATAAATAAATTGTTGGAAAATGTTGGTGTAAAAACCTATATCCAAAAAAGATTAAAAGAAATTGATGATAAAAAGATAGCTGACCAAAAAGAAGTTTTGGAGAGGCTCACAAGATTTGGTCGAAGAGAAGAATTTGAAAGCGTTGTTGTAATGGTAGATAAGGCAAAGTTTGATGACAATGGAAAATTTGTAGGTATTGAGAAGACACCTGAGATAGTGAAAATTCCAACACCAAGCAAAGATACTATAAAAGCGTTAGAACTACTTGGAAAAAGATATAGGATTTTCTCTGAGAAGTCCGAAGTCGAAGAGGAACAACTGGATAAATTAGATAAGATACTTGGGGCGATTAATGATGCAGCTAAGTCCTAAACAAAAAGAATTTTGGAATAACTGTAATTGTCGTTGGAATGTCAAGACAGGAGCCACAAGGTCGGGAAAAACATATCTTGATTATTATATCATTCCAAAAAGAATAAGAGCCTGTAAAGGTGATGGATTAATAGTCTTACTCGGTAATACTCAAGGAACTATTGAAAGAAATGTCCTTGAACCTATGAGAAGTATTTGGGGTAGTCTTGTCGGTACTATATCATCAAATAACAAGGCTAAGCTATTTGGTCGTGATGTATATGTGCTTGGTGCGGATAAGAAAAATCAGGTCGCAAGAATACAAGGTGCAGGAATTGAATATTGTTATGGCGACGAGATTACGACGTGGTCGCAAGATGTATTTCAAATGCTTAAGTCAAGACTTGATAAGCCTAATTCGTGCTTTGATGGGACTTGTAATCCTGATAGTCCTAATCACTGGTTTAAAGAGTTTTTGGACAGTAAGTCTAATATATATCATCAACATTACACGATTGATGATAATCCGTTTTTGACTGATGAATTTGTAACTGCATTGAAACAAGAGTATTACGGCACTGTATATTATAACCGTTTTATTCTTGGACAATGGGTAAGAGCTGAGGGAGCTATATATAAACTGTTTGCAGGTAGTCCTGATAGATATTTTATATCACTGGATGATGTAAAACGTAAGAAAATACAAATGGTCAATGTGGGTGTGGATTTTGGTGGTAATTTATCTAAACACGCATTCGTTGCTACAGGAATTACAAATGATTATGAAGTTATTGTTTTGGTGTCGGAAAGGCATGATGCTGATACAGATTCTGATAAGTTGTGTATGCTTTTTATTGATTTTATTAAACGTGTATTTGATATGTATAGCAATATCGATACTGTCTATTGCGATAGTGCTGAGCAAGTGCTTATAAGAACACTTAAAAAAGCTTTTTATGATAGCGGATTTAACATAAGTGTTAGAAATGCAAGTAAAATTGAAATAGTTGATAGAATTAGACTTGTTGCGGGATTAATTTCCAGAAACAAGTTTTTTTATACTCAAAATGCTGATACACTCAAGGACGCATTGACTAATGCTGTATGGGATGAGACAAAGATTAAGACAGTAAGACTTGATGACGGCTCGTCTGATATAGATACACTTGACGCTATGGAGTATAGTATTGAGAGATATGCTAAAAGGTTGGTGAGTATGTAGATGTGGCTGTTTGATTTTTTTAAAAAGGTGGTGAAAGGTCTGTTTAGTAAAGATAATGTAAAAGACGCTTTAAATGTAGATGTGAATATTTCAAATAAGATGGCGAATGCAATTAAACTGTGGTCTAAGATGTACGAGGGAAAAGCTGATTGGGTAAAGAAATATGTTTATTCGTTATCGCTCCCCTGCTCTATATCCGCTGAACTTGCAAGGCTAACTACAATTGAGATGAAGTCAGAGATAGTAGGAAGTGACAGAGCTGATTTTATGAACGAGCCTTATCAAAACCTTATGGATAATATCAGAATACACCTTGAATACGCACTTGCCAAAGGCTCTATGGCTTTTAAGCCTTTCATATCGGGCGGTAAGATTGCTATTGATTGTGTGCAAGCCGATATGATATACCCGATTGAATTTAATAGTTTCGGTGAGCTTATATCTTGTATTTTTGTTGATAGATTCACCAAGAACGAAAAGACTTATACAAGATTGGAATATCATAGCTTTGAAAATGGCAAATGTACGATAATCAATAAGGCTTATATGAATGAATACGGATCTGATATATTAGGCTCTGAGATAAAGCTTGAATCTGTGAGCAGATGGAAAGATATTGAGCGTGAGATAACTATAGATAATCTTACGAAGCCTTTATTTTCGTATTTTAAAGTGCCTATGGCTAATACTATTGAGAGTAATAGTGATATAGGTGTATCTGTCTTTTCTAAGGCTGTAGATTTGATTAAAAAAGCTGATGAACAGTATTCAAGGATATTGTGGGAGTATAAGGGTAGTGAGCTTGCTGTTGATATTGATGAAAACTGTTTTAAAAATAATATGGAATTGCCTGAATATGCTGATAGGCTGTTTAGAAAATTAGATATTCAAGGTAGAGCTAATGATTTTTACTCTGTCTTTTCTCCTGCTATTCGTGACAGTTCGCTTTTCAATGGGCTTAATAAGCTGTTACAAAGAATTGAGTTTGCTTGCGGATTAGCTTATGGAACATTATCAGATGTACAGGAAACGGCTAAGACTGCTACGGAGATTATATCATCAAAGCAAAGGTCATATGCTACTGTATCTGATATTCAAAAGTCGCTTAAATCTACACTTGAAAATCTTATTATCTCAATGGATGATTTGTGCAGCTTGTATGACTTAGTTAGTCAAGGTGAATATGAAGTAAGCTTTGAATTTGATGATAGCTTAATAGTCGATAGTGGAGCAGACCAAGCTATCATGCTACAAGAAGTCGCAGCAGGAATAATCAAGCCGGAAATATATCTGATGAGAAGATACGGGCTTACTGAAGAACAGTGCAAAGATTATATGCCGTCTGAAAAGATTGAAAAAGAACCTGATGATGTAGATGAGGAGTGATAATATATGCTAACTCCTGATGAGCTTAAAGTCGTTCCGGATAATATTGTAAAGATATATCAAGATTTGGAAGATGATATTATTTCAGATATTGCAAGACGCCTGCAAAAGGCAGGTGAAATAACAGATACTGCTGATTGGCAGATGTATATGCTTGGGCAAATGGGAAATGACCTTGAAGAGATAAAAAGTAAGATAGCTAAGACTAATAAGATGAGCAAGGATGAAGTCGATAAGCTTTTTATAAATGCAACGAATAGAAGTATGTATTATGAAAATATAGCTTATAAAAAGGCAGGTAAAAAGACGCTTAGCTTATATGACTCTCCTACAATGATGAGATTTGTCGCTGCTAATGCTAAAAAGACTCACGGCGAACTTAAGAATCTTACTAAGTCGCTTGGCTTTAAAAGTGTAGATGGTTTTAAGTCTGTCGCTAAGACTTACCAAGATACTTTAAACTACGCACAGTTTCAAGTGGCAAGTGGTGCATTTTCATATCAGGACGCTGTAAGAAATGCTGTAAGAACATTGACTGAAAGCGGACTAAGAGTGGTTGATTATGAAAGTGGAGTATCAAATATGCTTGATGTGGCTGTTAGGCGTGCTACTCTTACAGGAATTAATCAGACTGTAGCTGAAATGACATTAATGCAGATGAAAGAGTCTGATAGTGAATTTGTAGAAGTAACTGCACACATGGGGGCAAGACCTGACCATCAGACGTGGCAAGGTAAGGTATATCATGTAGGCGGTGATAAGGACGGGTATCCTGATTTTGAAGAGTCTACAGGATATGGTACAGGTGCAGGTCTTTGCGGTTGGAATTGTCGTCATAGTTTTTTTGTGTTTTTTCCTGGTATTTCGGTAAGAAATTATACAGATGAACAGCTTAAGAATATAGATCCTCCGCCTATCGAATATGATGGCAAGACATACACATATTACGAGGCTACTCAAAAGCAAAGACAGATTGAGCGTATGATAAGAAAGACGAAAAGAGAGCTTGTGGCTTTGGACAGTGCAGGTCTTAAATCTGATTTTACTGCTAAGTCTGTAAGATTGAGAAAACAAAAAGATTTATATGTTGATTTTAGCAAATCTGCTAAGCTGAAAACAAGAAATGAACGCCATCAAGCGTATGGATTTAATAAGTCTGTGGGTAGTAAGAGCTCTTGGGCGAATAGGAAGAATATTGATAAAAATATTGTTGATATGACATTGAATAAGGGGTATAATAGCGTTAAGGAAACTAACTACGATATAGCTGTTAAGAAAGTGCTTGACCACGGCAAGAATACAGGAAATGAGGGCTTGATGTGGTTAGATTTGAATGGTAAAGAGTTAATACCGTTCAAAACAGGAGATAGTAACAGTGTGGCTATTCCACAATCAACAATGGATTACTTAAAATTACTAAACAAAGAAACTGTTATATCTTTGCACAATCATCCAAAGAGCAGTTCGTTCTCTTCTGCTGATATGAGCATAGCTT